TCGAAAAAGATTTCGGTGATAAATGGGCTTTCACATTTGATCGCGCAGTTCTCATTTGCGACACAGGTGCGGCCTATATTTCCGACCCGGTTAAAGATATTACCTACCCCCTAACTGGCCTTGCTCAGACCAGAATTAAAAGCTCTGGCAATACAGCGGGGACAGGAAATCTAGACGATGTTTGGAAAGATGAACCGCAGCCCTACGGTTCTAAAATTAATCTCTCACCATTTATTGACCGAGCCTTAAAACTCTGCAAATAAGACACAAAAAAACCCGCTGTATGCGGGTTTCTCTTAGCTAATGTAATCAGTGCATCTGGAATGACTGTTGATTATTTCTGTCCGGGTGTAGCGGCACAGCGTGAACAGCTCCCGGCTCAACAATAATGCAGCTCAATGATTCATGCGTTTTAAAAGTACAACTGCAATTAATATTCTGACACTGGTGATAGCGCTCTTTCGTGTTCTGGCTAAGATAACGGCTTGAGCGTGCGTGAGCGGCGTGCTGGCATTTCGGGCAGTGCATCATCATAATCACCATATGGTCATGAGTAGTCATTTTCGCGCATTGTATGTCAAAGCTGAAAACATACATCTCTCATTACAGTCTTTTACATATCCTCTTCTTTTTCCTCGTAACTCACATCCTTCAAAAGTACCTCAAGATTTAGCGCCGTGGTATAGCCGCTGGAGTTCACATTATGAATGACTTTGGCAATCATCCACGGCTGCGCATCAATAACCTCTTTGAATCCCTGAACCCTGACCGGCGTTTCAGGAAAGAGATTGGCGCGACCTTTTGCCAGATTGATAGAAAACTCAGCCACGCCGCGTTGCAATTTTTCCCACTTGGCCTGAGCCGCTCGCATTGCCGCTTTCTTGCTAGCGAATACTGTTGTCATTGAAAATACGTTATCTTCGCTCCCTGCTAAATACTCTCCTTCCTTTTCTTCAACCGGCTTCGGTGGAGACTTTACAGCTTGATGCTTTACCTTCGGCGCTGCTGGATGCTGTAACGCTCGAAGCTGCTTAAACTTCGGCTTACGCTGCAATTTCACCTTAGCTTTAGCCTGCTTTTGCTTTGGGTCTTTGGTATGCAGCCAACTTGCTGATACGCCGGTATATGCATCGCGGTCAGCAATGCTAAAGCTATGCCCGTCGCCGTCGCTTCTGACAATTGTGTAAACTGGAATAGGCTTGCCACTTGCTGTTACTCCGCCCCCTGGCTTTATAAATAACAGCCTGCCAGCCTTAATAATTGCCGCCGCGCCGTTCAATTCAGCAAGTCGCGTGATAAATTTCGCGTCCGTTTCTTGGGTCTGGTCAATGTGTGAAACAACCACCTTTGCCAAGCTTTCAGCCACGGCCGGCTTTAGTTTATTTCGCTCTGCAACCTGCCCGACAATATCGGCAAGGCTCAGGCCGTGGTAAGACTTATCGCGGCGCGAATTTAACGAGCCGCGATAGTCTGCGCTCCGGGCGCGGATAGTTAGCGTATCCGGCGCGCCCCGGTGTTCAACTTCATCAACGGTGAATTCTCCTTTGTGAAAAAGCATTTCACCTTTCCAGCCAAGGGAAACGGAAATCACCGCACCGCGCGAGGGCATCTGCAAACGTCCATCAGCATCGTCTAGCTCCAAATCGAGCTGATCAGCCTCAAAGCCGCGATTATCAGTGAGCGATAGTGAAATCAGGCGCGGGGCAATGTCCTGCGTTATATTGACAGAGTTAACTTTTAGTTCGAAATCCGGCGCAAACTGCGCGCCGTTGCCGATGGCAATCGGGTCAATAATCACGACAAGTACCCTCCAACAAAGGACTTCGCCCGCTCCGCCGCACCTGCAACCCCGTCCATAAGGCCGCTCGCCTGCTCTTTTAAATCTCCAAACATCGCCGCCAGCGATTCATCAACGCGCAGCAGATTTACCGTAAACTCAATCCTGCGCGCACTACCATCAGAAAAAAATTCGGTATAGGTTTCACTGAGGCTTTCAACGACGAACATGCCGTAAATAGCACCGTCGCCGCCAATCAGTGACCACGCTCGCCCCTGATCCGCCATCAGGTGCAAACCTAACAGGCTCATTTTGCCGCCGGTAATTTCTGGCAACAGCTCGCCGGATAATGTGATTTTTTCTGAGCCTGGCCCCAAAAACTGCGGGATGGCACGCAGGCCCACACGATCATTAGTGGGCCAGCGATAATCCGTTTGTCGCTGTAGGTTTTGATAGGGCAAGGTTTGCAGCATAAAAACGAACATACCTAGGGCTAACATCATTTTTTAATCCTCCGGTTACATTGCACTGCGTGCGCTAGCGGCCTGACCACGCATTAGCTCACGCATCTGCCGAGCGACTTCGCGCGCTATGTCCTGAGCACTTTGCCCCGGCTGCGGATGAATATTTATCATCGGCGCAATAGGGGGTTGCGCTGCTGCATTATTATTTCGCCCACCCATTTTCACCGGCCCCTGAATATCGCCCAGCGTTGGCCCCATGGGAATAATCGGCCCATTGGTAAGTGAAAGCGGCGGTAGCTCCGGGGCTTTAATGTTGGGTGAAACCGCCTTATCGGACTTCATCCAGTCGGGCAGGTAGTCGGTGACACTGGTCAGCTTGGCCTTAAGCGCCTCCCACTTTGACGAAATCCCATCAATCAGTGCGTCAATCATTGCACTACCTGCGGCCTTGAACTTACCCGGTAATTCCAGCACGGTGTCAAACACTCGGCCCCAAAATGATTTCAACCAGTCAAGATAGGCGATAAAAATCGCTACCGCCCCGTCTTTGATGCTTTGCCAGATACCCAAAAACTTATCAGGCAATCCGGCAACAGAATCAAAGACCATGCCCCAAAATGATTTCAACCAGTCGAGATAGGCGGTGAAAATCGTTACAGCTCCGTCCTTTACCGCATACCAAATAGCCACAAACTTTTCCGGCAGAGACTGGAATATGCTGACAATTGTTGACCATGCGTTACCCAGCCAATTCGTGATGCCGTTCCAAGCCGAGGAAGTCCAAGCCGCCACGGTGTCCCATAGTTTTTTAAACTTTGGCCCCAGCGTCTCCCAATTAGCCCAGATATACAGGGCAGCGACCGCTATCAGGGTAACAATGGCTAATAACGGGTTTGTCATTGCAAGACGCCCCATCAAGACAAAGGCCCTCCCCACGCCTTTAATCGCTACGCTGAGATACCCCAGCCCCTTAATGACTGGCCCAACAACTACCCCCAACAAACCAAGCCCGACAATAAGCGCCGTAGTGCCGCCACCGGTCGCAATCAGCGCCCCTGTCAGCTCCGGGTTAACCTTCACCCACTTGCCCGCGACGGTCAGCCAGTCGGTAGCTGATTGCGTCATTCTGCGCAGGCTGGAATCTTGCTTTTCGAAAACCTCAATCTGCATATCCTCAAATGCGGACTGTAAATTTTTAAGATCGCCATCAAGGTTATCGGTTTTAATCTTTGCGATAGCGGCAGCAGAACCTTGCGAGTTGTCGAGCGCGTTTTTCTTTGCGCCTAGCTTGCCATTACCTGCCGCTTCGACGAGTTTCACCGCACCTTTCATCGCCTCTTCACCAAAGATGACTTTCAGGTATTCCGCTTGCTGCGCAGTTCCGAGTTTGTTCTTTTTAAATGAAGCGTTGATATCAGAAAGAATGCCCTGAATAGGCAGCATGTTGCCTTTTTTATCTCGCGTCTTAATACCCAGCTCATGCAACGCTGCCGGTGCTTGACCTGTGGGCGCTTGCAACCGGCTAAACATCGCACTCGCCCCCGTACCGGCCATACTCCCTTTAATACCGTTGTCTGCAAGTACGCCCAGCATTGCCGTGGTATCTTCAATGCTGGCACCCGCCGCTTTTGCAATTGGGGCTACGTACTTCATCGCCTCACCCAGCTCGATCAAATTCGTGTTTGAGCTGGTAAATCCCTTAGTCATTACGTCTGATACGCGCTTAATCTGATCCATCGGGATATCAAACGCTGACTGCATGTTTGTCACAATATCCGCTGCATCAGCAATATCGATATCAGATGCTAAAGATAAATTTACTGTCGATTCAGTCGATGCAAGTATCTGATCAGCGTTATAACCAGAGCGAGCAAGCACGCCCTGCGTCCGCGCCACGTCGCCGGGAGAAAATGCCGTACTACCGCCAATATCGCGGGCCTGCTGACGAATAGCAGCTATCTTGCTGTCTTTCTTGTCCAGCCCTAAAATCGCCTGAGTGCCGGACATTTCCTTATCAAACCCAATGCCAGGGGCAATAAATCTACTTTCAGCATAAAGCGCCGCCGATCCTAGGCCCAGAGCTACCGCGCCGTTGTTGCGAACCTTGTCGCCGATTTGCTGTGTTTTATCAAACCGGCGCTTACTATTGGCCTGCTGCTCCTGTCGTTTATTGAGGT